GAATTCTTCATAAACATTTAGATGATTATATTCATGGAGTCCCAGCAGTAAGTGATGCTTCATTTAGAAGTGGCAGCACTTTAATTGATGATGGTTACGCTTATTTTGTGTTTGATCCTTTTTATAATTTTTTAAAAAATAAAGAATGGAAATCTAAAATAGATAGAACGGGTCAAATGATGATGGATTTTTTTAATGCGGAGTTAAGAAGTCTAAAGAGGTATCCTAAAAAAGAGAGTGAAAAAAAATCTCACAACCCTGTTAGATGCGTAAAAGTATCTATGACATATTTTGAAAGAGAAGAAAACAAAGTAGAGATTTTACCAATGAAAAGTAAAACTAATATTCTTTAATGACTGTAGTTACCAAAATCTACGGACCACCTGGTACAGGTAAAACAGAAAAATTAATTAGAAGGGCCATGGCCTATATTAGAATAGGAACACCAATAGATAAAATAGGATATTTTGCTTTTACACGTAAAGCAGCTAACGAAGCAAAGGATAGAATGCTTAAAAAAAATCCTCAATATAAAAAGAAACAATTAAAATATTTTCAAACGTTACACTCTTTAGCTTTTCATAGTTTAGGTTTACGTGAGGAAAATGTAATGCAAGATTATCATTACAACGATCTTGGAAAGGAGCTCAGTATAAGAGTTAATGCCAAAAAAGATGCGGACGCATCTCCTTACTTAACTTGTGATAACGAATATTTTCAAATTATATTGAAAGCGAAAGAAAAAGATATTCCAGTATGGGACGAATTTTGCACAGGCGAACACTCAACTAACGTGGACCCAGATTTATTAAAACACATAGAGGCAAACTACAATAAATATAAACACCCGGATGTAAACAACCTAATAGATTTTACTGACATGATTCATGACATAGTTAATAATCCTAAAAAAATTCCTGAGTTTGATGTTGTATTTATCGATGAAGCTCAGGATCTTTCACCCATACAATGGAAACTTTATGACATATTAAAATCTAAATCAAAAAATATTTATTTAGCAGGAGATGATGACCAAGCTATCTATGGTTGGGCAGGTGCAGACGTGGATAGATTTATACAAGAACCAGCAAAAGAAAAAGTATTATCTAAATCTAGAAGGATTCCAAGAGCAGTTCAAGATATTTCAGAAATTATTACAGCACGAATCGAAGGACTTCGAGCAACAAAAAATTATTTACCTAGAGCTGAAGAAGGATTATGTAGTAAAATCAATAGTTTAGAGAACGTTGATTTGTATCAAAATAAATGGTTAATTTTAACAAGAACTATATCTAGGTCAAAAGAAATATGTAATTTATTAAAAGTAAAAGGTCTATATTTTGAAAACAAACATCAAAAAAGTTACAACACCAAACTTTATAAAGCAATAATTAATCACACCAAATGGTTAAATGGAGAAAAGATAGCTGACACAGAACTAGAAGATATTAAAGAATACATGGGAAATAGGGAACTTAAAAAAGATTTAAAATGGTTTGAATGTTTCGACAATGCATCCGCAGAAGACAAAATTTATATAAGATTATTATTGTCCTATAAAGAAAAATTAAGTGAGGATGCACGAATCAAAGTTTCAACTATTCATGCAGCAAAGGGAGGTGAATGTGAAAATGTAATTTTAGTATTAGACAATGCTAAAAAAATAAGAGAGGCTACTACCAAAAGCATAATAAAGCGTGACGAAGAGCATAGAGTATGGTATGTAGGTTGCACTAGAGCAAAAAGAAATTTATATTTAATGAGAGCAAAAATAGAACGAAAGGGTTATCAGTTATGACACATAAAGATATATTTGAAGAAGCATTTCCTCAGTTTACTCAGGTTGGTGGGAACCACTACACAAAATTTAAAATTCAACCATATGAATTTATTTCAAAAAATAATCTCTCATTCTTTCAAGGCAACGTTGTGAAATACGTTTGTCGTTACCAACGTAAGGGAGGAGCGGAAGATCTTAAAAAAATCGTACACTATTGTCAATTAGAAATGTTAAAAATGAAAGATGCAAAAAAATAATATTTTAATTTTGCACGCAGAATGGTTGAAAGAAAATGTATCACAAAAAGCAGCTCAAGAATGTTTACAACAAGCCGAAGATGATAAGCGTTCAGAAAAATCTTACAAATTAAAAAAGGATCGACATGAAGATACCACTATTCGAAGCACAGACAGAATGGAATGAACCAGAAGAATATCCAGATTTACGAAAGTATGATGAGATTGCAATCGACTTGGAAACAAGAGATCCTGATTTAAAATCAAAAGGATCAGGATCCGTAATTGGTAACGGTGAGGTCGTAGGTATTGCTGTTGCCGTGCCAGGGAGAAAGTTTTATTTTCCAATTGCTCATGGAGCAGGACCAAACATGGATAAGAAAAAAACCTTAGAGTGGTTTAAGGATATCTTACTTTCCGATGCTATAAAAATATTTCATAACGCAATGTATGATGTGTGTTGGATTAGATCTATGGGTTTAAAAATCAATGGACAGATAGTCGACACAATGATTGCAGCGTCTTTGATTGATGAAAACAGATATAGGTTTGATTTAAATAGTTTATCTTGGGATTATTTAGGTCATGGTAAAAACGAAAATGCGCTTAACGAAGAAGCAAAATCTAGAGGATTAGATCCTAAAGCAGATTTATGGCAACTCCCTGCCATGTATGTTGGATCTTACGCAGAGAAAGATGCTGAACTAACATTAGAACTTTGGCAGATATTTAAAAAAGAATTAATACATCAAGATATCGAATCTATTTTTCAATTGGAGACTGATTTATTTCCTTGCCTTGTTGATATGAAATTTTTAGGTGTAAGAGTAGACGTTGAAAGAGCTCATAAATTGAAGCAACAATTAACATTACAAGAAAAAGAACTCCTGCACCAAATAAAAAAAGAAACAGGAGTAGAGGTTCAATTAATGGCTGCAAGAAGTGTTGCCAAAGTTTTTGATAAACTTGGCTTAACTTACGAAAGAACTGCAAAATCACAAGCACCTTCTTTTACTAAAAATTTTATTTCGAACCATGAACATCCTGTTGTTAGAATGATAGCCAAAGCTAGAGAAGTTAACAAAGCACATACCACATTTATAGATACCATAGTTAAGCACGAGCATAAAGGTAGGATTCACGCTGACATAAATCAAATAAGGTCAGATCAAGGTGGAACGGTGACCGGTAGATTTAGTTATTCTAACCCTAATTTACAGCAACTTCCTGCTAGGAATAAGGATCTTGGACCTATGATTAGGTCTATATTTATACCCGAGGAGGGCCATACATGGGGTTGTTTTGACTATTCTCAGCAAGAGCCTAGGTTGGTAGTGCATTATGCTGCTTTACATAAATTTCCCTCTGTAAACGATGTCATAGATAATTATGAAAATGATACCTCAACAGACTTCCATCAGGTGGTGGCTGATATGGCAAAGATACCAAGATCACAGGCTAAGGTAATTAATCTAGGATTATTTTATGGTATGGGTAAAGCAAAATTACAAGCCGAGTTAGGTGTATCAAAAGATAAAGCTACAGAATTGTTCGAGCAATACCACGCTAAAGTTCCCTTTGTTAAGCAGCTTATGAATAGTGCTTCCAATCGCGCCCAGGAGCGTGGACAAATTCGAACTCTACTGGGGCGATTGTGTAGGTTTCATTTATGGGAACCAAATCAATTCGGTATGCATAAAGCATTGCCTCATGAAGAAGCATTACAGGAACACGGACCAGGGATTAGAAGAGCATATACTTACAAATCTTTAAATAAATTAATACAAGGATCCGCTGCGGATATGACAAAAAAAGCAATGTTAGATTTATATAAGGAAGGTATAGTAGCCCATATACAAATTCATGACGAACTTTGTGTAAGTGTTGAAGACGAAACTCACGCAAAAAAAATAGTTGATGTTATGGAGAACGCGGTTACTTTAGAAGTCCCCAATAAAGTTGACTACGAAAAAGGTGAAACCTGGGGAGATATTAATGGATAACTATGGCTTATTTAAATGCAAACATCCCCGTCATAGAGTGTTATGTCAGGGGTAACTATCTAAGAGATCAAAAAGATTCACACGATAAATATTTTGAAGTAGGAGTATTTGGTTTTAGTTCTATACCAAATTCC